CACCGGTTCTAGCCATAGTTTCTGCTTGTGTTAATCCATATTTTATAATGTCATCACAGATTTTTGGTGGTATTGCTGATTTAAAATGCCAATAGTAATTAGATATACTCATAAGTTATTGTCTGTATAAAATTCAAAGAATCTTTTTGGGTATTAGTAATGTAATACATGTTAGTAGATGGAAACATAATAAACATATTGTTTTTAAGTTCTATATCCCAACTTCTTCCTTTACGTCTGTTATCATCAAAATGTATTCGAACAAAACAGTCTTTAACTTTAACACCATAAAGCATTGTAAAGTCTGGAGAGTTTTTAAGATCCACTAGATCAATATTTAATAAAGGAATTGTTATCTCATTGGGTTTATAGATATCTCCCCAAGTTGATTTGTTAACTAAATTGATATCATGTTCAAGATTAATAAAGTCTTTCATGTAAGTATTCAACATATCCCAAGTTCTTGAGAATGGAAAATCTTTATTAATAAAAGTAGATTGTAAAATATCGTTGGTAAGTTTTTCTTGGTCTATCTCAAAACTTTTTGGCATGTTAATATTGCCATAGAATAAACTCTGTTCACTTAATACTTTCTTTTGCATACCACCACCTTTTTTAATTTATGCTAAATAATCTGTCAAGTCCCAAGTTGTATTAGTTTCATTCCAAACGTAATTCCATTTATGAGTTTCTGCTGTATTTTGTGAAGTCTGTTCTTCTGTTAATGCTGGAGCATCACCAATTGGTGATTGCCACCTAGCTTCTGAATTATTTTTTACCCAAGATGCATATGGTTTTTTAGGCCAAAAAATATTATCATCTTCGTCCCAAGTATAGCCTATACCTGCATAATTTCCTCTAAATGCTGTACCACCATCTTTGTGTACTCCACCACTTGTGTTGTAAGATGTTTGAATCCACATCTGTGCTGGCCAATTATTATGTAGTTCTAGATATTGTTGACCTACTGTTTCATCTTCAACGCCATCAGCGTTTAACATGTCATTATTATTCAAAGTTAATACTTGAATAACTTTTCCGTTAGATCCTAGTTTTGCAAAATGTGCCATAATATTATCCTTATATCTTATTTGTTGTTTGTTGTAAATACATCTTAATTATTGAAATTTGTACTTTATTATAACTATACCTGAGCCACCGGCGCCACCTGCATTTGTTGTACCACTAATTCCACATACACCAGTTCCACCACCACCGCCACCGCCAGTGTTTGTAGATCCATTAGATCCTGCTCCACCACAACCTCCCTCACCACCGCCGCCAGAACCACCTGCTCCTGCTCCTGAACTAACGTTCCAACCAGCTCCACCACCACCGCCAGCATATGTTGAACTATTTATTGGGGATGCTAAACCTGCTCCACCAGCTCCTCCTCGAGGATTACCTGGTGAAGGTGAACCTGCTGCTCCTGCACCGCCGCCTCCAGCTCCACCTCTATCACTAAAATTTCCTTGAGCATTACTTTGGGGTGTTCCTGATGGACCAGCTTCTTTATGTCTACGGCTTGGTCCTGGTGCAGCAAATATATGAACTGGAGCACCACCACCTGTTGAAGAAAAACCTGTAGAATTAGATCCTGCACATCCGAAAGAAGCAGGTGTACATAGAGGAGCAGGGTGTTGTCCTCCAGCACCGCCAGCTCCAACAGTAATTGGAAAACCTCCAGCACTAGCAGGACTAGAGGTTACACAAACTATTCCTCCTCCTCCACCACCGCCACCACCGTTTGATACACTTCCTGAATTACCGCCAGCTCCACCAGCTATAACAACATAAGCAATTGTATTTGAACCACACGCATTACCTCCACATGATACACAAAATGTACCAGGACCTGTAAATGTATGAATTTTGTAATCACCGCAAGGAGAATTTGTTATTGTTCCACCTGTGGCTGTTACAAATTGTGAGCCTACAATATCACTTGCTTGTGCTGCATCAATTAATAACCAACCTTGTGTTCCATCTATATAAATTAAAGTTATACTTAATCCTTCTACAGAGGCTTCAAAATCAGTTGCACTACCTTGAATATTAGAACTATTTCTACCTAGTGTGAGATTATTTGTATCAAAAGTATTTGCGTAATCAGCAATAGCAACGACATCACCTGCGCTTGGAGAAGAAGGGAGTGTTACTGTAAATGCTGCAGAAGTAGTATTACAAAAATATCCATTACCACTAACTGCGGTAAATCCTGATGTTTTAACTGTTGTGTTCCAAGTAATAGCACCTATATTTTTAAAAAATCCTTGGTCTATCAATGTTGTTCCACATGAATTTACACCCATAATTTACCTATTGAAATTTGTATCTTATTATAACTACACCTGAACCACCTGCACCACTACACGTAGTAGTTAAATTTCCACCACCACCACCACCACCAGTATTAGCTGTACCATTGACACCAGATCCACCTGATGTAGGCGCTGCTGCACCACCACCACCTGCTCCACCTGGTCCAGGCGTATAACCTTGACCATAAGGACTTCCACCACCTGCTCCGCCTCCACCACCAGCTCTTGCTGTTGGTGATGCATTAATTGAACTTGTTGCTCCTGCTCCACCTGCTCCAGAAGCTGTTCCACACGGTGCAGCTCCTACTACAGTTGCTCCACCGCCTCCGCCACCTGTTAAAGACGGTCCTGGACCACCTGCTCCACCACTTGTTCCTTGAGCTGGATTAACAGGAGGTGTATTACCTGCTCCAGCAGGTTCTGAATAACTACCACCACCACCACTACCACCTGGTCTACCAGGTCTAGTAGCAGGAGCTGGAGAGCCTTCAGCACCTCCACCTCCACCACCTGTTGATGTTATACTTGAAAATACTGAATTAGTTCCATCTGCACCTGTTTGACCATCGGATGTTCTACCTGCTCCACCTCCTCCAATAGAAATTGGATAACCTTGAGCTGAAACGGGTAAATTATATCCTGGTCCTGAAGTTGCGTTTAATGGACTTGCTGTATAAGAATCACTTGCTGCTTTAGATTCTCTAAAACCTCCAGCTCCACCACCTCCACCATAATCAGACCCACCTGATCCACCACCAGCTACTACCACATAAGAAACTGTATTTGAACCACACGCATTACCTACTGCTGATACACAAAAAGTTCCTGGCCCTGTAAACGTATGAATTTTAAAATTTCCTGAAGTTGTTATTGTTCCACCTGATGCTGCTACAAATTGTGGATTTGTAAGATCAGATGCTTGTGAAGCAGATGTAACTAACCAACCTTTTGTTCCATCTACATAAACTAATAATACTGATCGACCTTCTGTAGTTATTTTAAAATCTTCTGCTTGACCTTGAATATTAGAACTATTTCTACCTAGTGTAATATTATTTGTATCCGCTGTGTTTGCATAATCTTTTATACCAACAATATCACCAGCCGAAGGTGAACTAGGAAGTGTTACTGTAAATGCTGCTGATGTTGTATTGCAAAAATATCCATTACCACTAACTGCAGTAAATCCTGAAGTTTTAACTGTAGTATCCCAAGTGACCGCTCCTATATTTTGAAAAACTCCTTGGTCCAACATTGTTGTTCCGCACGATAGTACTCCCATTATAGATTTCCTTTTATTTCCTCTAGTTTAAACTTATATTTTTTACCAGATTTATTATTTAATATATAAAGATCGTCAGAGCCTTCTTGAATAGTCCAATTACCTTTAGTGCCATCAACTGTATTTCCTTCTGTTTTTGCTTCATTAGATAAATGCAAATCACCTGTATATAAATTTCTCCAAACGTTTCCTGAAGCACCTAAATCATAGGTGTCATTTGCTCCTGGAACTACTGCACCAGTTACTGTTAAAGTAGACCCATCAAAAATTAAATTAGCTTCTGCATTTTGTGCATCTGTACCAGTTGCAGTAACAATTCTGTTATTTGCACCATTAGCCATAAAGTCAGATACATCAACAGAAATTGCATCTGCTGCAACATCAATACCAGTTCCTGCTCCAACGTTTAATGTTACATCGCCTGTAGTTCCACCACCTGTTAGACCACTACCTGCTACAACTGAATCAATATCACCAAAAGTTGCTTCAAAACAACCTGTGTTAGTTGCAACACCATCAAAATAAACAAGTTTATATCCTTTGTCCCCTGTTGCAAAAGTAACAGTTGCACCAGAACCTGATGCTGCTTTTATTTGTACTGTGTATGCACCTGAAGTACCATTTTTAATAATATAAAAATTTTCTGTAAGCAATGGAAAAGTTACAATTCTGTTTCCAGATATTGTTCCAGTTAACTCTATAACTCTGTGTTGAGCAGTACCTGTTAAAGCACCGTCTGCTATTGTTAAAGCTGTTGGTGTCCCTGAATCAGTCACAGCTTGAGAATTAACACCACCAGTTAATTGTTCAACAAGACTTAAATTTGCGTTAGTTTTTGTTCCCCAAGTACCAGCGTTTTCACCGGTAGCCATTAGCTCTAGGCCAAGATCTGTAAAGGTTGATGCCATAATTTTGTTCTCCTGATTAGATTATTATTTTATATTACTTATATCCATAAAGTCAACGATTTTTAAGCATGGGTTACAGTTGTATAATTAGCACTTTGTGTTGCAGTAATACGTTTGTATCCAAGAGTTCCTACACTACCTACACTAGTAGTTGCTTCTACCCCTGTTAATTCAATTATTTCAGTTATACTTGGAGTGATAGAACCTGTTAAAGAGGTTGCCGATACTCCGGTTAATGGGACTTCTTTAATTAAACTAGGTGAGATAGAACCTACTGTAGAAGTTGCAGATACTCCAGTTGGAAATACTCCTAACCCAATGTCAATTGAACCTACTGAAGATGTAGATGATACTCCCGTTAATGGGATTATTTCAGTTAGACTAGGTGAGATAGAGCCTACTGCAGAAGTTGTTGAAAGACCGGTTAAAGTTGATGAAACATCTATTATAGGAGATAGTGATCCGAATTGAGATAATAGTAACCCTTGTCCAACTAATCCTACTGTCTGTCCATCCGGTGAAATTGCACCTACTGCAGAGGTTGTTGATACTCCGGTTAAAATATGTGCTTCATTAATATTAATTGAACCTACTGAAGATGTAGCTGAAACTCCTGTTAATGGAATAAAATTTTCTACACCAGTTGAAAGTGAACCTACTGCAGAAGTTGCGTTGACTCCTGCTGGTGTTAAAACAGCTCCCGTAAAAATAATTGCTGAACCAAGAGTTGATGTTGTTGATTGTCCGGTTAAAGTTAATGAAAGACTAGTTGTTGGAGCTAATGCTCCTACTGCAGAAGTTGTTGACACTCCAACTAATAAATGTGTTTCATTAATATTAATTGCACCAACAGATGATGTAGTTGATAACCCTGTTGGGATTAATGAAAGACTACCTGTTGGAGATAAAGCTCCAACTGAAGAAGTTGTTGAGAGTCCTGTTAAACTTATACTAAAATCTGATCTTGCAGTTGGAGAACCTACACTTGAAGTAGCACTTTGACCTGTTAAAACAACTGTAGTAGGACCCTGCTCGCCCCATTGATTTGATCCCCAGGTTGTACCGGATTGGTTCCAAGTATTAGCCATAAGGAGTAACCCCTTATGCTATTCTAAGTATAGCGTTTGATGCGTCTGCTGCTGGAAATTCTATTGTGAAAGTTCCACTTGTTACAGTTTTATCTCCACCAAAAGCGATAGCACAAACAGCTGGATCACCTGATGCAGTATCGTTAAAAATCAAACAACCGTTGGCTGTAAATGAAGCTGATGTAAAAGATACATTTGCAAAATCACAACATGCAGTATCACCTGATAAAGCCGGTGTCACGTTTGTAAGTGCGATTCCTTTAGTAGTGTAACCATTACCATTAGCCACTTCATTTGAAGTTGTATAAGCCGTAGTTGATTTATTTAGTGTCGCTGAGCTCGTGTATAAAGCTAAGTTAAAAGTATTTCCACCTTGTGTGAAATTGTGTATTGCTCTTAAAGCTTCTGTTTTAAAAGTATTACAAACTGCTGATGTTATTGCCATAATTTTATCTCCTAATTAATTTACGGTGAAGGTGATTTGACTTGTATCCTAACTGTTCCGTCAGTGTAATCGTC